GCTTCTAGAAAAGCAAATCTCAGAGCTTTATGAAATGGGGACTTTGGCGGACATTGAGTTTTTATACCAAACAATTAACGGTCCAAACGCTAACTACATGAAGGGCGGATGGAAGAACTCTCTTGGACGAGTTACATCGGACATTGGATTTTTGTCCGCTACTCTTGTAAAGATTGAGATTGGACCACTTAATTACCTTGGGTATATTAACGCTATCTCTGTAAACCACCTAGCGTTTACTCAAGATATGAAGCCAATTAGAACTGACGTCTCAATTCAAGCAAACCTACTTGCTTCTGTTGGACTTGCGGAGGCGGCAAAGTAATGGCGATTTACAGAACTTCTAGGTATAACAACTCAGATATTGATTACATATCTACACGTGAGTACGGAGATACTACCGCTGTTGTGTTCTACTCATTCTCTGAGCTTGGAAAGCTTTCATGGTCAGAGTACGTGTGGAAAAGTGAAGACCGCCTAGAACAGGTGGCTCAATCCTTCTATAACAACCCTAACTCATGGTGGTTAATTGCGGAGGCAAACCCAGAAATTGAAGACGTATTAAACATCCCTGCTGGCGCAATCCTTAGGGTTCCAAAACGTGCTTAAATTTCTTAGAGTAAACTTCAACGGTATTGATGGGGCTCCTTTTAGGTTAAGTCATTTCAGCTACACACAAGCTCGATATCAGCATGAGCTTGCGTACCTTACTTTTAATGAGTGGGACACCTCAATAGATTACATAAAACCCGGACTTCCTGTGGACTTTCAAATCAGAGTCCCTGAGGGAACAAAAGAGTTTTATGGCTACGTACACCACGTAGAGCCTACAAAAACTCCTGGCTCAGACAACGTGACAGTAGTTGTTATTGGAGCTTCTTACGTCATGAAGCAGGCCCGCCAGGAGATATATAAAAACCTTACTGCCTCAGACATTGTTAAGAATATTGCTCAGACTCACAACTTTGCCTATGGGGTCACAGACCATCCACGCGTGTACCCGCAAGTTGCTCAATCAGGCCAAAGCGATTGGCAGCTATTAGTTCGTCTTGCTAAACAGTCTGGGTACACATTAAGGGCTGAGAATACGGAGCTGTACTTTAAGCCCCTAGACGAAGACTTTGCTAACTACAAGCAAGAAGCCCCTAGGTTCTACATGAACGACGCGAACAACCCTGAAGGAAGCACAATCTATTCTTTTAAGCCGATTATCGGAGAAACTTTAGGGTTTGATGACGCTAGAGGGACTAAGTCAGCTACCGCTGTTTCTGGAATTGACCTAGTAAACTACGAAAGCAACTTTTCTGTAACTCGCCAAAAGACTGACGTATCAATGAGACAGGGTAGACTAGACGAGTTCTTTGATAGGTTTGACGCAAACACAGTTGCTACGGACTACTCATCTGCGGTCTACGAGGCTGAAGCTGCCGACTTACTTACTAAGTACCCCTACAGAGCATCTGTAGAGGTTCTAGGTAACACGGCGTTAAAGCCTGATATGCCAGTCTACTTAGAGGGTGTTGGGGCCGATTACTCTGGATACTGGACGGTCCTTGATACTGAGCATGTAATTAATAACCTTACTTACACTACAAAGTTGACAGTAGGCATTGACTCACTAGGAAAAGCAAACGTTTGGAAAGACGGTAAGTCTTTAAGCGCTGCCCCTACCCCAGAGCTAAGAACTGTTATTCCTGGAAAGTACCAGACTAACGTAAGACCAAAGACTATTTTAAAAGTAACTCAGTCCGGAAAACTCCTTAAGTCTGGGTACACAATAAGCACAACAAAAAACAAATCCAACACAAACACCACTGATAAAACGATAGCCTCATGGGAAAGCTCAGGAAAACGAGACTTAACCCAGATGCCGCCTAAATCATCAAGAAGCTCAGTTGTGTACGATAAGTTAAGGAGTCAAGGTGTCCTCTAACGACTACGACAGACGCTTTTACGGGATTTATCCTGGTAAATGCGTTGACAACAAAGACCCTGAGAATAAATCACGAATTAAGGTTCAAGTGCCTCAGATATACGGCTCAGCAATTTCTAACTGGGCTTTTCCTTGCCTACCTGTTTCTGCAGACCCTAGCCTGCTTATACCGGGATTTAATCGAACAGTTTGGGTAATGTTCATAGGTGGGGACCCTAATTTTCCGGTATGGATGGGAGTAATGTAATGGCAGAAAGAGCTATCGCTTACCCTTTTAAATTCAACGCCGTTGGCGGGGTGGACTACACGTCAAACCTAGAGAAAATCTGGAAAGACAGAATCTCAATTCTTTGCCTTACACAAATAGGCGAGAGAGTTATGCTGCCAAACTACGGCACCTTTGTGCCTAGAACGGCTTTTGAAAACGAGCATGATGCGGTGTCGGTTTGCCGAGAAACCGTGCAAGAGGCGTTTGCTCAATGGTTGCCAGACCTCATATTTGTTGATGTAACCGGTACTCTGGACCAAGATACAAACCAATTGTCCTTAGAAATTTACTATAATGACCCTAGAGGAATCGCAAATTCTGTAAGCGTTCAGACGGCTGTTCTGTCTCGTTTCGGAGATATTATTAAAGAGGTAAGAAGTGGCTGACCTAAACTACGTACCGCAAGTTGACTACACGTCTAGAGACTACCTGTCTATTCGTGATGACTTGCTGGCTTTGATTCCCACCTTTGCCCCTCAGTGGACAAACAGAGACCCATCTGACTTTGGCATTATTTTACTTCAGATGTTTGCGTATATGGGAGACCTTCAGTCTTACTACATCGACAGGTCCGCTAACGAAGCCTTCATCTCTACTGCAAGCAATCGTGCAAGTATCTTGCGCCATGCGGCTTTGCTGGACTACCAGCCTACTCAGAGCACCCCTGCAAAGGTGGTCTTGACCTTTACTAACGAATCAGACCCACAAGTTCCTATCGTTGTTCCAGCCAAATCTAAGATTTCTACTTCTACCACAGTAGACGGAGAAACCGCCCAAGTGCTGTTTGAGACTGACACTGAAATTACAGTTCCTGTGCTGACCACCCCTGGAACTAATACAAAATCCGTTATAGCAACTCAAGGGTTTACTGTTAATAACGAGGTTGTTACTGGACAAGCTACCGGTCAGCCTAACCAGGTTTACCCTCTAACAGTTGATTCTGTTATCGAAGGCAGCGTTAGTATTGTTATCGACAACGTTGCATACGAAAAAGTTCAGTATTTAATTGACGTTCCTGGAACAACCCCGGCGTTTACAACCTTTACTGACTCTGACGGTATTACTTACGTTCAGTTTGGCGACAATATTGGTGGAAAAATTCCTCCTTTAAATAAGGCTATCTACGCAACATATCGAGTAGGCGGAGGCACAGAAGGAAACGTATCTGCGGGCTCACTTACTGAAATTATCACTGGGTATACAACCGGGCTGTCTGTCACTAACCAAGCGGCGGCTGTTGGTGGAGAAGACCCTGAAACGACTGACTCTATTAAAGTAAACGCTCCGCTTAGCTTAAAGTCCTTAAACAGAGCTGTGTCTTTAGCAGACTACTCTTCTTTAACACTGCAGGTAGCTGGTGTTGCTAAAGCTGTTGCAACTTCTGAAACCTATTCAAGCGTCGTAGTTTACTTTGCTCCATTCGGAGACCGAGGGGTAGAAGAAGACAACGTCACGCCTACAGCAAACTTTGACCTTTTAGAGCTTGAAGTTGTTGACTATTTAACTGGTAAAGCTCCAGCAAATACCACAATTACTTTAGCTCCTCCTTCTTACGTTGGAGCTGATATTAAAATAGCGGTTACTGTACTCCCACAGTATCGACGCTCTAGTGTTCAAGCTTCTGTGTTAAACGCTATTAGCGATATTTTAGCTTTTGAAAATGTTTTGTTTGCTGACCGAATTAGCCTTCAATACATTATGAAGACAATCTCTAACGTTCCAGGAGTTGACTTTTCTGAGGTTCGTCTTCTTCGTAGAAACGACGAACAACAGCGCTTTAATATAAGTAACAAGCAGTTATCTAGCGAGGTCGCTACTTTAACGACAACAACAAACCACAACTTAAAAGCAGGTCAAGTGGTAGAGGTTTCTGGGGTTGATACCGTGTTTAATGGTTCTTACTCTGTAAAAGCCACCCCTAGCGCAACCACGTTTACCTACGACAAGCTTGGGGCTACTGATGTTAGCTCAACAGTTGTTGCGAGTACCTTTTCTATTACTAAAAAAGAACGCGTTGGTAATGTTGTTACTCTTACAACCGGCTCTACCCACAACCTAACAGTTGGACAAGTAGTTACAGTGGCTAACGTAGACGCGCTATTAAACGGAAGCTTTGTTGTTACCGGTACACCTAGCGCAACCACGTTTACCTATAAAACAGCTACCTCTGGAAATATTGCCTCTTCAGCCCTTGGAAGTCCTGGGTCTTTATACACATCTTTAGTTCAAGCGTTGGTAGTAAACGACATTGTATGCAAAATTAACGAAATTCCAGAAGCTGGTCTAATAGACGTCACAGCTACTGGCGGAATCACGACCTAAGGAGACCCATGGCAGCCACATACCCGGCCAGTATTCGCTCGTTTACAACAAAAGTAAACGTTAAGGACATCATCGATGAGTCAGACGCTAACTTCTTGCAAGAAGAAGTTGTAGCAATTGAAAGTATCCTTGGCGTAACTCCTTCTCTTTCAACTGCTCCTAACCCGGCTGTTGATACATTTGACGGTACAGCCAAAACTTGGGCTACCGTTTCAGCTCGTCTTGCTAACATTGAAAAGGGAATTGTTGGGGATACCCACGGTCAATATATTAAAAAAGTTGACGGAACGGTTACTACTGCGTCTACTTCTTCTGGTGTTGTTCGTAATATTTATGCGTCCACCTCTGACCCCTCTGGCGGTATTGACGGAGACGTTTGGTTAAAGTACGTATAGAAAATGTCACAGTATGTTAAGGTAAACGGAGTTTGGCGACTTGTACCTGAGTCGTCTAATTGCGGTGCCGTAAAAGTAAACGGTGTCTGGAAAACCGCTACAAACGCTTACGTTAAAGTAAATGGTGTTTGGAAATTGTATTGCGCTCCGGGAACCGTTACAACAACAACTACCGCTACAACTACTGTAACAACCTCTACCCCGCCAGTTACAACGGCTACTACAACTACTACGTCAACACCGGCTCCAGAAATTATTAGCACATCAGAAACTAGCACCTGTACTACAATTACAATTGGTTGGGCTGGTGCTAACGCTCAATCTTGGTCTATTACTAACTCCTTAAATTGGACGCCAACAGTTACCGGAGACGGAGCTTCTGGGTCTCATACTTTTGAGGTTGGGTCTTGTGGCACCACAAAGACCGCTACTTTGCGTCTATGGTCCGGACCAAACCAAACTGGTGTTCAAAC